GTTTCATCATTCTTAAATTTTTGATAGCTAAAATAGGTACCCATTTAAAATAACTATTATAAAATAATTAGGAAATGAACGTTAAAAAAATTTATATTAAATTTATAATGATAGATATTGTATTTATAATAGTAGTTGTATTGATAATTATTAATTTAAATTATAATATAGTAAATATAAAACAATACATAACTTTTAATAATTTTAAGAATCTACTATTTATTGTTCCAATTATTACTATGTATTTAGAAAAGGATAGTATTGGAAAAATATTACACTATAATAACCCTAATTCTAAGCGTAAATTATCCGAAACAACAAAAAAAATGATAGCATCAAATCAGAAATGGAGATGTAAAATGTGTAATAATATGCTAGATGCTAGTTATGAAGTAGATCATATTGTACCATTGTATAAAGGTGGTAATAATGAATTGTATAATTTACAAGCATTGTGTAGAAATTGTCATGGAATGAAGACAATGAATGATAAATTAAATATTTAATAAATTAAATATTTAATAATAGTAATGAACAAACTTATAATTGGGGCTATTTGTGGCATTATATTAATCATAATTATCATAATTGTAATAATTTATTATAGTGTCGGATATACTATAGAGTCATTGTATATTGAAAGACAAGATTCAAATAAAAGAATAGAATTTGAAAATTCTAAAATAAAATCACCACAAAATGGATATGATTATACAATGTGTTTTTTTATTTATAACAATGATTATACCAACAATTTTGATTACTGGAAACATGTATTACATAAAGGTAGTAATGTTAGTAACAATCTTAAAACTAATAATTGGCAAACATTAACAAGTGTTTCTAATTATACACAACAAAATCCAGGAATATGGATGAATCCTAAAAATACAAAAATGAGATTAGCATTTTCTACTCAAAGAATTTATGAATATTCTTCACCCACAACAGTATTGGAAACTCTGGAACAATCGGGAAGAGTGTCATGTATTAGTTATAAAGATAAATATACGTGTTCAAATGATAATTGTAAATGGGTAGATGGAGAATGTATTTGGAATAATGAACATGCGAATGTATTTGGACAATCTGGTCATGGAAAACAAAAATTAAATAATCCAATTAATGAAATAGAGTATGTTGATATTGATATACCATTTAAAAAAATGGTACATATTGGTTTTGTTTTGGAACATCAAATATTGAATGTATATTATAATGGAAAGTTGAAAAAAATACATAAGTTTAAAGGTGAATTGGTTCCAAACGAAGATATGATGTATTTTAATTATAATACAACATATGATGGATCATTATTTAATTTTAATTATATTCCCCATGCAATAGATCCTAAAAAAATGTATGAATATTCGCGTGATTTGCCGAATGTTAAATTGATTCCTAAAAAGGATCGTTTTAATAATTATATACAACGATTTAAAATATCGGAAGCTGTTAAAAGTTTTTTTATTTAGTTATTATAATGAATAAAAAAATAATAATTGGAAGTATATTACTAGTTATTTTAGCAATAATACTTTTCTTGTATTTGTATGATTTTGGACATATTGTATTGTATGATAATCCAGACTTATTTTATGGTAAAAAAGAAATATATGTTGGTTCTGAAAATTTAGTTGATTCAAGTGATAGTGTTAAGTACACATTTTCTATATGGATAAAAACAAATAATTTAGCTGAAAATACAATATGGAATAGTGATCCAAATGTACCAAAAACAATTGTTTATAATAATGGAAGTCCAAATATATATTATTTAAGAAAAGAAAATACAGTTCGGGTTCAACTTGTATTTTACAATAAGAATAGTATACTAGAAAATTATGATGTAGATTTAATAGAATTTGAACCACAAGTTTGGAGTAATATCACTATTACTGTTGATAATAAAAAAGTAAATATATACAAAAATGGTATTATATATATTTCAAAAATATTAATGAATCCTAATTTGAAAAGTTATAAGATGATGTCAATTGGGGAAAAAAATAATAATTTCAATGGATATATTGGAAGAATTGATTATTATAATTATGTTATGGATGATGATAAAATATTAAGAAAATATACTAAATATAAAAATACACTTCCAAATAATATGTTACACTATGAAGGCTATGAATATTTAAGAAAACAAGAAGCGGAGAAAGCAGAACAACAAATAAATGAAGGTTTATTTAATCCAATTGCAAATATTGGTAGAAGTATATAAACAGATTATTCACAATTATTTTCTCTATTAATTACAAATGGCAAAGAATAATTCTAATAATTCTAATAATGCTAATAATGCTAATAATTCTAATAATTCTAATAATTCTAATAATATAACAAGTAAAGCAAAAAAAGCACTTAAATCGGTGTCTTCTCCTAGTTCAACTATTATTATTGTAATATGTGCTATAGTATTAATTATAGTATTAGTAGTATGTGGTTATTTTGTATATAAGTATTACAAAAAGAAAAAACAGTATTCTATATCAAAATTATTAATACCATATATTCATTATGGGTCAACGCCAAAAATTATAACAAATAGCAGTATCCCAGCATCTTCATCTGGAAACGAATATAATATTAATATGTGGATTTATGTATCTGATTATGATCATCGAAAAGATACAGATAAATGTATATTATTTAAAGGAGATATTGGATCATATAAACAATTAGGAGAAACTAATAATAATTCTATAAATTCAATGTCGAATCCAAGTATTTGGTTATTAGCGAATAAAAATACATTGCGTATATTAACGGGATTAGATACTAATTATAAAGCAGATGCATGTGATACAACATGTAATAACGAAAATGTTAATACATGTGATATAGATTATTTTCCATTACAACAATGGGTAAATATAAATATATTATTGCGAAATAATGTATTAGATGTTTTTCTGAACGGATTACTTAAAAAAAGTTGTATTATGGGTGGCGCTCCAACAATATCAGAAGGTGGAATATATATTAACCATCCAGGTCATGATGCAAAGAGTGGTTTTAATGGATATATATCACGATTAGAATATACAAATAAAGCACTAAGTTATGACGAAATTGTATCACGATATAATAAAGGTCCATCTCCATCTATTAAAAAGGGATTTTTTGAATAATTCTAAATTAATTTTATAACATTATATTATATGGATCCATTAGTTTTACAAATAGGTAAAATATTAGTTATATTAATTGTGGTTATATTGGTTATGTATGGAATATATGTAGGTATTTTTTATTATATAAATTCTAAAAATAATAGTCCTTGGATATTAAAGACTGGAAAAAATGCTAAAAATTCTCAAATTGTTACACAAGATCCTAAAAATGAAAACTCAATAACATTGTACAGGTCTGATAATGAAGCTGGTGGAGCAGAGTTTACATACAGTTTTTGGTTTGTTATTGAAAACATGCAATATATGTTTGGTGATTGGAAACATATTTTCCATAAAGGTAATAAAACATCAAATCCAAATAGAGCACCCGGGGTTTATATTCATCCAGATAAGAATGCTTTGCGAATATATATGAACACATTCAATAAAATATATGAATATGTTGATATAGAAAATATTCCGATAAAAAGATGGGTTCATTGTGTTATTGTATTAACTGGACCATATTTAGATGTATATATAAATGGATATTTAAGAGAAAGGAAAAAATTAGATGGTGTCGCCAAACAAAATTTTGGAAACTTATGGATAAATATGAATGGTGGATTTGATGGCTATTTGTCTGATTTAAGATACCATAGAAAAGCTTTAAGTTATGATGAAATTGAGGCAGTCACTAGAAAAGGACCTGCAAATGTAGAATGTTCTGATTCGGGGGCTTTACCACCCTATTTAGATGACAGTTGGTGGTTCGACATGTAATTTGCTATTAATATGGTAGATATCTTTAGATAATAATTTAAAATTTTCTTGACAATTTTCTTCAATTGTCAATATGTTGTATTCGCATTTTTCGATTCGTTGTTTATAATTCGCTAACGCTTCATTTAATTCTATAAAATCTAAATTATTATAGAGATTTAAACTAGAATACGGATCATTATTATTTAATGGTTCAAATAACGAATTGTTAAATAGTGTTTGTTTTTTACCTTTACACGATTCAAATATATTTCCCATTACTATTTAATTATATTTTATTATTTTCATTCAAACTATCATTATTAGTAAGTTCTTTATAGTATAGACGTGGTATTATTTCGTTTGTTGTTCTAGAATTTTCGATCATGTAATTTATAAAACTACTTTCCTAGATACAAAAGGACACATTATTCATTATATAATGTTGGATTGTTTTCATATGAATTGAATATAAATATAGGTGAAATGAAGGGCTTATGTTATTTTGGAAGTATAAATTTAATCTTGAACCAAATATTTGGTTCTTTCAACCATTATAATAATAAACTATATTTAAAAGAAAAATATGTATTAATATTAATTATGACAGTTGGAGCATTATATCAAATTAAAAATTATAATAAAAATGCCACAAATAATTTTTTAGAAATAAATCCACAAATATCATTTTATAAAATTGTATATCGAAAATATGCCCGCTTTGCGATGGAAAATATCAAATTTGATACTATTTCTAGAAATACACTAGTGTATGATGAAACTGTGAATATGAAAGCGACAGTACCAAGAAATGGAGACTTATTGCGAAATATATATTTAACATTTGAATTACCAGATATATATTCTGGAAAATGTGTTAATGATGGTGTGTCCGAAAATTATGAATTCAAATGGATTGAAAATATAGGGATAAATATATTCAATAAGGTCTCATTAAAAATTAATGACCAAATAATTAGTACATTATATTCTGATTATGTAAATATCTGGAAAGAATTACATTTATCAGACGATGAAAAAAGAATATTTAATGAAAATATAGGACATGTTAAAGAAATTTACGATCCTAAAAATGGATTAGGACAAAATGGGAACTATCCACACATAACAACAACACAAACACCATTAGGGCAATCATCTAAATATAGTAGTAAAAAAATAGAGTTTAAAGGAAATGATATAGTATTTGATCATTCCGATAAAATAGAAACAAATACAACAAATACATATACAAATATATTTCCATCAATTCAATCAAGAAAAATAAAAGTTCCATTGCCATTTTCATTTGCTTCAAATAGCGGATTAGCGATACCGTTAATAGCATTACAATATAGCACATTGAGTGTAGAATTTGAAATGAAACAATTTAGAGATTTGTATACTATTATAGATGCTAAATATAGTAAAGATGGCTCTCAATCCTTTAATAAGCGAATAAAACCAAAGGATCAAGATCATCATAAAATAGATTATTTTACTAATAATTATAATTTTAATATCACGCCAAATTTAGAAGGAGAATATATATTTTTAGATGATGAGGAACGTAAACGATTTGCGATACATGACCATGAATATTTAATAGAACAGCCAAGAATAATGAATAAGGATGGTAGTACACTAAAACATAATATAGAAGAAACACCAGTAAAAATATATTCAGCATTTAATCCTGTAAAATATTTAACGTGGGTTATAAAAAGAGATGATTTTAAGCATATAAATGAGTGGAGTAATTATAGTAATTGGATAAATCAAGACATACCACCATATTCTAATAGTAATCTTTATAATGATTGTTATTATAGCACTGATTCTAGTAAAGATGTATTTTATAGCATCAAAAATTCAAATCATGTTAGTGATTTTACACATACTAATTTAAAAAAAAATATGTTAACAAATGTTAAAATAGAGTTTGATGGAAATTTACGAATTGATAAAGATGCTGATTATTTTAGCAAACAACAAATATACCAACATTTTAAAAAAAAAGCACTTAATGGTATATATGTGTATTCATTTTCATTAAATCCATTAGATTATCAACCTTCTGGATCATGTAATTTTTCGGATATAAATAACCCAATGATTTATTTCAAAAAACACATTTCAACTTTTTCATCTGATAATAATAAATATGATTTCAAAGTATATTTATTTATTGTTAGTTACAATATATTTGTAATTAAAAATGGAATTGGAAATCTAAAATTTGTTAATTAATTTATTATTATATACTATGTATAAATCTAAAAAACGATTTAAAAAAAAAAGACCCAAAAAAAGTAAAAAGGCTAAATTTAGATTATATAGTAATAGATTTGTATCTTATATTTAAGATATTATTATAGATGAATAAAAATATGTAAATAAAATACTTTTTAATAAAGATATTGGGGCATTGCTTTTTTTAGCAATTAATTTTAATTTAAATAATATTTGAATCGTTTGATATTTATTTAATTTTTTAATGTATTTATTAATATTTTTATATTGCTCATATTCGGCATAATAATTTAATACATTTATAAATTTGTCAATTTGTTTAGTAGTAAATATTTTTATGGTTTGTTTTTTTTTGTTATCAAAATATTTTAAAATACTATTTGATTTTTTAAATAAATCTGTCGCTATTTTCTTTGATTTATTTGTAGATACATGTATATTTTTTTTTGTCTTAATACAGTTTTCCTTTTTTTCATATTTAAAAAACTTAGATTTATTATATTTTGTTTTTTTTATTGGTTGTGATTCTTTTATTGGTTGTGATTCTTTTATTGGTTGTGATTCTTTTATTGGTTGTGATTCTTTTATTGGTTGTGATTCTTTTATT